TGATCCATCTCCAGCTGATGCTTGGCCTGTTCCAGGGTGATGTACATCATTTCAGCTTCACCCCTTTGTCAGGTTCATGAGTAGAGGCGCTGGGGCGTAGGTCTTTGCCGTCGCGGCCTTTCTTCACAGCCAGTCGCCAATCAGCAGAGCCACCGGGCACGCCTTCGGGCGCATCCTTCTGCGCAATCCAGTAGCAGCCGCCGTAGGTTGTTCCGTCGCCCTTCTCGTAGCCGCCATGCTCTTTGCTGAATACCCCGCGATCTACCACGGCAGCAATCTTGACTGACTTCTCAATAACCGTGTCGCCCGCCTGCATCTTCACAGTGATGGTGCGGCCATCATCGCCCAGCGTCAGGTCGAAGCTGTCCAGCGGCAGCGCGTCCCGGCCATCCTTAGGCTCGGGCATGCGGTCGGCAGCCTTGTCGAAGGTTTCCCGCGCTTGGCGCTCCCACGACAAGGCCAGGTCGGAGAATCGGCGCTCGAAGGTGGCGGCCACTTCGTCGACGGTAGGAACCGGTGCGGGCTCAATGCCTTTGACCATCTGCTCAACGTGCCGCTTGATTTCGTCCATGTCGGCGTCCTTGCCGGGGGCTGGCGCAGGCAAAGCCTTGACGGCCTCGGCGACTAAATCGGCCAGCATGGGCCGAATGTGCTCACCAGTCTCGGATGCATGCATTCCCGCGACAGCATCAGAGACCATCTGCTTGATGACTTCTGGGTCTGCGTCTTTGCCGTTTTCTGGCGCAGGGATCAGCGCGGCGGCCTGCTTGGCGATGGCTTCAAGATCCGGCCGCTCGTCGAGCGCCTTTTGCAGCTCGGCAATACGGTCGTCACGCGACTGCAGCTGGCCAGCGAACTCTTTGCGCAGCTCATCGCGCACGCCGGCCACAATCCCAGTCATGATCGGGGCCAGGGCTTTTGCCTGGGCTTCAAGCTCACGCATTGAGGGCACTGGTCATCTCCTTTTGGAAAAAGGCAGCGAGCGCACGCGCCTGGTCTTCGACTTCTTCGTCGGTGGGTTCTGGCTCGTCGGTGGGTTCTGGCTCGTCTGCCGGCGCCGACGCATTACTCGGCAACACGTTCTGGCGCACCTGCTCAAGCGGGAAGTCCTGCTGCTGCATGTACACAGTGTCGCCGCCTTCCAGCGGGGGAAGGTTGAACTCAAGGCGCGCGTTGTTGATGGTCTCGATGCTGCCCGATACCAGGGCACTGTGGTATTCAGCTTTCTTGCCCAGATCCATGCGCATTAGGACCGTTTCATCCATGTCCACGCGCAGAGGTGCCGCATCAAGCCCGGCCGTCAGTAGCGCCTCCATTGCCTGGATGGGCGCCTGCAGAGCGTCGTTGTAGTAGAGCTGGTTGATGGCATCCACGGTCAGGCCGGCAGGAATGCTGCCCAGTCCAACCTTGAACGGCAGGATGCCGAATGGCTGGCAGATCTGCTCATCGGAGTAGCGCAGCTGCTCGACCATCTGCGAGTCGACAGACTTTGAAGCGAGCGAGACGAACTGCAAGCCGTCACCCACCACGGCCACCTTGCCCGCATTAGACCCCGTGAAATTCTCATTCCAGTATTTCTTCAGGCGCTCGGCCGTTGGGTCAGAAATAGATCCGGGTGCGGAAAGGATGCCGGACGGCTGGGCATTGTTTGCAAAGAACTCAGAAGAGGACTTGAGGATTCGCATGTTCTTGAGCGCCGGCCAGTGTGCAGCCGCGATAGGCGGCAAACCGATCAGCGGGTGGAACGGGCAGATGCAGCGGTCGTGAATAATCTCGGACGCTGGCACAGTGATCTGGCCATCCAGCTCAGGCAGCTGGTTCAGGTTGTCGGTGTAGAGCTGATAGAACACTTCGCCGGAATCGGAAACCAGCGGCATCACGCGGCAAGGATCAAGCACGTAAACAGCGACTACGGTACCGCGGGCGTTCCGCTCCTTCAGGCCGTAGGTGTTGCCCTGCACCAGCTTTGACAGCGCCCACATTTCGCGGAATTGCTGCGGCGTCTGGTAATGGTTCGGGCGCGCCAGCACGGGCGAAAGGTCGGCATTCTCAACGGTCTGCCAGATGCCAGACGATGCTTTGCCCTTCAGCGCAAACGGCAGCTTGCCGATGTCCGTAGCGATGCGCGAGACGCAGGCGTACAGGGTCGGATACTGCACAAGCGAATCAAGGCGCTCTTCCTTGTTGCGCTGCCATGCCCCAGTGAAAGGCTCGCTGACCATCGGCCACCAGCCGCGGGACGCAGGCACCTGCGACAACGCTTTCTCGCGGCGCTTAATCTCCATCCCGAAAAGTCGCATGGCGGGCCTTTACTCTTGGTTTGCTTCGGTGTTCTTGCGAGCGCGGCGCTTGGCCGGCTTCGGTTCTGGTTTTTCTACCGCGTCAGACGCCGAGGTCTCGACGGCGGGAGGCGGCGGAGTCTCGACCACTTCAAGTGCCGGCACTTCGCTCGCCCGCATATCGCGCGCCACGTAGGTGCCGCGCCCGAGCTTCTGCAGCGGGATCGCAAAGCGCTCGTGCATTTCCTGCTGGCGGCCGCTTTTATGCGTGAAGGTAACTTTCATGCTCTTCTCCATGCCATCTTGTAGAAGGGGCCGCAGTGCAGCCCCTTGAGCCAGATGGCTCGGTTATGCCCAGTTGACGCCGGTCAGATACGCAACAGCCGAGTCGCGACGACGCGCCCAGTTGATGGCGCGCTCTGCACGGAAACCAACCAGGTTGCGCTGCCACAGCGAGACCATGACAGTGGTGGCGCTGGTCGGATTGTCCGGCGCGTTATCCATCTGCAGCGATGCTTCGGTAGACATCGACAGATCGATGCCACCCTCGTCACCCAGGTAGATATCACTGGCGTTGACCAGGGCCACGATGTGGCCGCTGGTATCAGCAGGAACGTACTCGGATACGATGACCGGCAGACCGGACAGCGTGCCGCCCATCATGGTGATGCCGGGGAACTCGGGTTGACCCAGCGGGTTGACCATCAGGCTCAGCGACAACGCCACAGTGGCCGGCATCACGAACACACCAGAGGTCGGCGCGTTGTTGGCTGCGATGAACTGGCCGTACAGCGACTTCAGGTCCGCGCGAACTGCATCCGCATCAGTGCCACTGGAAACGATGCCGGTAACGCCATTCAGGATTGAAGCCGGGCTGACGCCGGCAGAGGCAGCCTTGGCCGGATCGATGAAGTCCAGATCCAGGCGCTCACGCAGCGCGGCAGCCAGCTGGTCACGAATGATCAGATCGGCGGACGGGCTGGAATCGCGGATGGTCTCCATGGTGGCGACGGCGATGTTGGCGACCTTCAACGGCTCCAGCGTGGTGCGGCTGAAGTCGAACTTGGTCAACGGTTTGGCGCCACCCTCACCAACCCAGTAACCGTCACCACCAGAGGTCTGGCCGATCAGCGGAACGCGGAACGGAACGCGGCGCAGAGACGGGATACCGTTCTGACCAAAGCGGCCCATGATGGTCTGCGGGCGCAGGTACTCGACAAAGTCAGCGTACACAGAGGTTTCATCACCGACCAGCGGGCCAGCCCATGTTGAATCGCTGGTGGTCGCAGGAGCAACGGCAGCCTTTGTCACCAGTCGCTGCGTGGCGGCGATGATCGAGTCTTGACCGTCGTACAGGGACTTGGCGATTTCAATGGCATTGCGGTGCTCAAGATGGCCCAGCGCAAGGCACTTGGCAGCGCGCGCGAAGGCAACGCCCGGCTCCAGCTTCTGGGTATTCTTGGCGCGAACCTGCAGGCCTTTGCCGATTTCGAAGGCGGTGCCCCGCTCTGCGGGCTCGCCGGCTACGGTCTGCACTGCGGGCTTGGCGGTGGCCGCCTGAGACTTCTGCATCGCCTTGAGGCGAGACAGGTGCTTGTCGATTGCTGCGACTTCAGCTTCGAGGGTGTCGAACTCTTCGGACTGTTCAGCATCCAGAGTCACGCCTTCCTCGGCGGCCTTGGTCATGATTGCTTCCATGGCGGAAGACTTGGTTACGCGAGTCGCCTCAAACTCGGCGATCTGCTCAGCGAGCGTTTTCATAGCGGTGCCCTCCTCGGGCTTCGGTACTTTGATGGTTTTGGTGATGCTTGCCGAAGCGCCGGCAGAGGTATCAGCACGCACAACAGGTGCAGCCTTTTGACCGAGCGCGGCCAGCTGCTTTTTGTCGAACGATTTGATAGAAGTGATGGTGGCACCGGCATTGGCCGGAATGGTTACCGCAGAGAGCTCATTCCAGCCCCAGCGCAGGAAGTGCACGCCGCCACTATCGAGCATGCTGTATTCCTTGGGGCTGAACCCAATTGATAGCCCGCGTACAAGACCTGTTTTGATAGAGGCCCATGCCTCTTGCAGGCGTGCCGTCATCTGAGCTGGCATGTCTGCCGTGGGGGCGACCATCTGGGCAACGATCTCAATGCCGGCCTTGGTGACCCTGGCCTTGATCACATTGCCAATAGGCTCAAGATGGCGGTGCTGCCAGAGCAGCGGGACAGGCAGCGCAAACTCGGCGCCCTCCGGCTCGACAATGTCGCCGTCTCTGTCGGTGCCGGGGGTGCTGGCGATGCCGGTAATCGTCCGGCTGTCATCATCGACCGCCTTAATTTGGATGGTGCTGTAAACACGGTCGGTGTTCTTTGCCAGCTTTTCCAGATCCATGCGGACCTCCAGAAACGAGAAAACCCGCCGAGGCGGGCTTGTTTGTAATTCCTCAGCCTTAGCCGAGAACGAACATCTGATATTTGGTTGTTGCCGCTGGCGGATTGAGCGACATCAGTGTCACTGCGTTGAACATTGCCATCAGCGGGTCAATCTTCGCGGTGCCGCTCGCCTGCTTTGTGATTAGGATTGAATTTGCGCGCGGCTCCACCCTGGCATTCCCGACACACCAAGCCATCAGCGGCTGAGCGGCTGGGCAGAATGAGCCATCAGCAAGCCATCGCTCCGCTGTCTTGATAGCGCCGCCCAACTTCCAGCCCTGACTTACGCCAATGATCCGGTCGCTGGGAATCTCGCGCTCTTCGAGCTTGTCGAGGATCGCCCCAAGGCCAACCGGGTCGCATCCGATTTTATCCAGCAGACCAAGCCCAAAAATGTGAGCGCAGATGTCAGCCAGTTCCTCCACGTCATCACCGACATGCTCGACCAGTGTCAGGTGGCCGTCATTCGAGAAGTCCCTTAGTGCTGGGGCGATCTCCTGGCGACGCTGAAGCACCGACGGGTGCGCCCACGCGTAACCCCAGCCCAGCTTCCTGCCTGCGTCCTTCTCGCGGCCAATCACATAAAGGCCGAGCAAGTCGTCAAGGCCACCGCCGTCAATTCCGACGCAAACCACCTCACTCCGATCAAGCAGCTCATCCAGAGAGCAAGCCTGCACCTGGCCTTCCCAGAACTCGGCACCAGCCCAGCGATCAGAGCGCAACGCCAGACCGATCTCGACATTCAGGTGCTTCGCCAGAAACTGCTGCAGCGTGCCGTCCGTTTTGTCCTTTTTCTTGCGGAGCTGGTCTTCTAGCCACTCTCTGCTGACAGAGCGCCCAAGATTGGGGTTGGTAATGTGGAAGTTGGCGGAGTCCATGTACGCCTTGGACTTAACCATCGCCTCCGGGAACTCATACAGAACCCCGAGCGACTTACGGTCGACAATGACACCGTCCCGAACATCGCGGTAATACTGCAGCTTTTCCTTGAACACCCCGGCCGGAGGCTTATCGCTCTGGGTGGTGAGGAAGATCACCCAGCCCTCATTGCGAGAAACCTGCCCGCCGGTGGCCTCCATGAACATGGACTCGGCGTTCGGCTTCGATCCGAACACCCAGTGTTCATCGATCATCACCCGGCCAGACTTCTTGCCCGATACGGTGTCAGTGTCAGCAGCCACAACCTTAAGGCTGTTTCGATTAACGCGATGGGTGATAGTCCTGATGTGATCCTGGATGTGGAACATATCGGACAGCTCTTCATCTGCCCGCACCATGCCGGCTGCTGGCTTGTAGCTGTTGTCAGCGACTTCCTTGGTTGGCGCAAGGATGAGGTGCTCTTCCTCTTCGCGCCAGCACAGAATCAGCGCGGTGAGCATGATGCC